GCGCCGCGCCGCTCCCCCCCGCGCCCCCCCCCCCCCCCCCCCCGCCGGCGGTACTCGTCCAGGGCCCTGTCGACCAGGCGCTGGACGTCGTACTCATCGGTGGACCACAGACCGCGCTCCTCGTCCCACACCGCGTAGAAGTCCCTGCCCCTGACCATCAGGTCGTACGAGCGCAGGACCTTCCAGTCGGGTCGTATCTCGATCGCTCCGCCCTTCGCCGCCCGTTCGGCGAAAGTGAAGAAATCGAGAGCAGTCACTCGTCCTCGAGACCGTAGGTGTCGCCCGGGTCGAAGTAGATCTTGATGCGGATCTCCTCCGGCTCGGTCTCACGGGTGGAGCCGTACGGGTAGGTGTTGACGCGGGCCGTCGTCGGGTAGTCGAGGCCCATGACCTCCATGTACAGGAGGTCCGCCAGTTCCCGCATGGTCCCGTTGGCGATCATGTTTCCGTTGTACAGGGCGCCGTTTGCGCTGTTGTACTTCAGCTCGTGCTCGTCCTCGTCGTAATCGTCGAAGTCGACCCACTCGTACGAGGGCGACTCCTCCTTCGACGGGATCTTCGTCAGGGCCTCCTGGGCCTGAACGATCTCCCCGTACTTCTTGGCGAGATCGGCGTACTTGGTGACCATCTCGTCGTGCTCCTTCTTGATGGCGCTCTTCTCGACGCGCAGCTTGAGAATATCCTCGCTCTGCTCGTCGAAGCGCTTCTCCTCGAAACTCCTCTGGCTCGCCCTCCACGCCTCGGCCAGCGCGATCATGCCGATGGCCTTGATCAGCGCCGGGGCGAGGGACTTCGCGAAGGCGATCGTCTGCTGCGACAGTCCGAACATCATGCCAGCAGGTTGTGCGGGGCCTCGAGGTCCATGTGCCAGACGGTCTTGATCTTCTCCAGCTCCTCATCGGTCTCCCCGTCGGCGAAGCCGGTCTGGTCCTCCAGAGCGTCGAACAGGATGACCGCGTCGGGGTTGGCCTTCCGGCTCCAGCCCATGACTCCGCCCAGACGGGTCTGAGGCATCCCCAGGGCCTTGTAGACCTCGTTGAGGAACAGGAAGCCCTGCCACCGAAGCTTGTCGTTCATGTGGCGCTCGGTGGCGTCCAGGAAGTTGCGGGACACAATGGGGCTGGGGTCCCAGTTCTTGTTCTCGGGGCCGAAGACCCTATTCCTGAAGTCCTCCGACGGCAGGAGGTGGCCCGCCTGCTGGGTGCGGACGACCTCGGTCTTGCCGTCGACGGTCTCGGTGCGGGGCTCCGGGACCTCGTTGTTCAGCTCGGCCAGGAGGTCCTTCTTGTCCGCCTCGGCGAGGGCCAGGGCGGCTCCCAGACCGGCGAGGCGGTTCAGCTGCATGGTGTGACCGGCGGCGATGCACGCGACACCGGCGACCATCAGGCCGAGTGCGGGGGCGTACCGCTTGGCGGTCCTGACGAGGAACTGCTTCTGGGCCTTGGTGAGGTCGGCCTTCTTGGTCTCCTCGTCCCTCTCCTCATCCGCGTCGATAACGGCGGCCTCGGTGATGTACGGGACCAGGTCCTCGTCGAGGTAGGTGAAGGACTTCTTGACGGCGACACCGGTGGCCGCCACCAGCATGGTGGTACCCCCGGCGACGAGCAGGGTCGGGGCGTGCTTGATCAGAGCGAGCTTGACGGCTCCGAAGACGCCGCCGAGAGCGGGCATGGGCAGCATGATGCTGTTCCTTTCTTGTTGGAATATGGATTATCGGGTCGGCTTGTAGGAGGGCGCGGGGAGGTCGAAGCCGTATCCCCCGCGCCGCATCTGGACTCGGCCAGCGTTGACCTGGTCGGCATTCCACGTCCAGGACTCGTCCACGTGAGTGGTGCTCATGCCGGCGAGGCTGAACAGGTCGCCCACGGAGGCGGTCCCGTACCTCTCGGCCAGCTCGAGCAGGGCCTGGAGGGTGTCCTCCGCCTCCCGTCTCGAGGGCACCACCAGGTCGGAATACGACGGCGGCCGCCTGGACCACTCGTCGTCGCGGGGCGTCGGAGCGCCCGCGCTGTAGTTCGTGCGGGACGTCCAGCCCGCGGGCCGACTCTGCCTCGAGGGAGAGCTGTACCCCGTGCAGGGGCGGTAGGGCTTGGGAGCGGAGTCCCCGTACAGGGCCCTCTCGATCCCGCCCACGACCACGGACTGGATCATCTCCCGGATGTTCGGGAGGATCAGTTCGTGCAGGACGTAGTTGCCGACCCCCTGGACGGAGTCGGCGAAGATGGATCGGGCGACGGTCGCGCCGATCGACTTGGAGACCCTGCCCTTGGCGACGGGCTTGATCTCCGGCTTGATCTGCCCGGCACCGGCGAGTGCCTTTCGGATCTCGTCCTCCGGCTCAGGACGGATCGGCGCGACGTCGCTCATCTCAGGCGTCCTTCTTGGCCTTGTCGATCGCCTTCGAGATGTCCATCGAGGGCGGGACGATCGACTTGAAGAACGCGATGGCGGTGTCCTCGTTCTCCATGATCCTGTCGATCACCATGTCGAGGAACGGACCCCCCACGAAGTCCTCCCGGAGACGGGCGTTCTTGCGGAGACCCGTCTTGGTGGAGTTGGGGACGCCGTAGGCGGCGAGAACCAGCGTCCGCATGGTCATGTAGAGCTCGATCTGGGTCATGCCGCTCTTGGCGGCCATGAGACGGGCGATGGGGTTGCCGGACGGGTCCTCGTCGAGCATCTTGACGATCTCGTCGCGAGTCAGGTTGAAGTAGGCGTCGTGCTCGACCTTCTCGCCGGGGGCGAACATCGATTCGGCCTCGAGGTGGTACTTGATCATGTCGGTATTCCTTTCAGGTTGGAAATATCACTTCGTGACGTCGACGTAGGGGCTCAGGGCCCGGACGGTCGCGTCGTGGATGTAGGGCGCGGCGACGAAGTTGACGACGAACGTCCCGACCGCCGTGCAGACGGTACCGACGGGTGTCTGAGGTCGGATAGCGCCTCCGATGGCCGCGCCGATGGTGCAGCTGACGATGGCCTCGACTCCGAGGCACAGGATCTTGCCCATGATGAGTTCCTTTCTCTCGCGAATGGGCTGAAACCCCCGCCCCTTGTGGACGGGGGCGAGGCTCACTCCTCCTCGTCGTCGAGGATGTCCTCGGCGTCGGACTCGATGGTGTCATCGGTCTCGTCGTCGGAGTCGTTGCTTCCGAGCGACATCAGGGCGCCCAGGGCGACGAGGGTTCCGAAGGCGGCGGCCGCGTAGGTCGCCCCCTTCAATGCCTCGTCGACGCAGGCGGACCTGAGCGGGTGCTCGGTCTCGAACTTCTGGCGGCGAGCCTTGAGTCGAGCCCGGATGGAGGGCTTCTTCGAGGGGGGAGGGGTGGCCTCGCCGTTGTCGGCGGGGACGAGGGTGGAGTTGTTGTCGCTCATGATTGTATTCCTTTCTATTGAGCGGACAGGTTCTCACTATGCGGCGTGTGAAATATGCGGTTCAGCCGAGGCGGTGCCACCCCGGCTTCGGCGGGTCGACGAAGCCGAGAACGGCGCACGGCTTGCCCTCGTGGTCGAACCCGGCCGTGACGTCGATCTCGATCAGCGGTCCGAGGATCCCCCAGCCGAGCAGCTCGCCGGCGTCGGTGGGAGTGAGAGCCATCTTGCCGAGGAACTCGTTCAGGGAGACGGAGTCCCCGTGCACGATCTCGTGGTTGCACTCGTTCACGGCATCTTCGACGAAGGACCTGGACGCCCGGAAATATCTCCCGGTGAAGGACTCGTACCACAGGATCTCCCGCTCGGAGTGGTACGGCGGAACCGGGTGCTCCCGTGTCGCCCTCTCGGTCCGGCGCTCCTGGACCTTCTCCTGGACCTCCTTGCGCGTCTCCTCGGGCAGGGACTCGATCGCCTTGCGAATATCCCCCAGTTCGGTCTTCGCGGCGCCGAGGGCGAGGGAGGCGGCGGCGAGGCGGCTCGCGCTGATGCGATTGGCGGCGATGATGCAGCCGACGGTGAGTGCCCCGCACGCTACGGGACGGATGTAGCACTTCCACCTGGCCTTGACGAGGTTGACGAGGTCCTCGCGGGGGGTGTCCCCGCGCTGGTACCGGATCTCCTGCGCCTTGACGTGGGCGCGGGCCGACTCTACTGCGGTGACTCCGACGCCCGCCACGGCGAGGCCCGTGAGGATCCCGACGGAGTGCCTGGCGACGAAACCCGCGATCGGTGCGATTCCGATCATGTCGTTCCTTTCTCGAAGACGATGAGAAGTGCGGTATACACGTTCTCACTATGGGACCTGTGAAAATATCACGCCGTGTGAACCCCGACCCCCTGCGATCCTTGAGGGGACCGAGGGGGTCGGGGAGAGTGAGGTCACGGAATGAATCGGCAGGCCATCGGCAGGGCCTTGCTCGCGATCACGGCGATGCGCTCCGCGAAGACGATGAGTCCCACCGAGCCCACTTGGGCCGCGGCGCTCACGACGGTCGGGGCGACCGGCGGCTTCTCGGCCACCTTCCTGTGCGAGGCGTGGTCGAGGGTCTTGATCTCCTGATCGGAGGTCTTGGCCCAGCGTTCCACCTCCTCGTTCTGGAGGGTGCTGGAGAGCCGCTCGAGGTCCATGACGGCCTTGAGCGTGGCGGCGTAGTCGGGGTCGGACGGAGTCAGGTTCGAGAGGTGCTCTCGCGCGTAGGCGGCGAGGTCCTCCACCGATGGTGCTGCGTAGTTAGACATAGTGTTCCTTTCTACTCACTACGTGACCTGTGAATATCCCCGTCAGCTGTGGACGACCTTGAGGTTGACCATGCCCGACAGGGACTCCGGCTTCTCGCCCAGGACGGCGTACACCACCCCGCCGTCCTCGCCCTTCTTGACATGGAGCTCGCCGTCACCGGTAGTGGCGTACTTCGCGCTCGAGAGCTGGAGCAGGGTGCCCATGAAGGTGGTCAGGGCGGTGATGGTCCCGACGACCGCCTCGACGTGGGGGAGGCCCCAGATGGCGGCGAGGGCGACGTACAGGGTGGCCAGCGCCGGGGCCAGGACCTGTACGACCCACTTAAGGGTGTTGTACGCCTTGTTGTCGAGTGTCATGTTGTCGTTTGTCCTCTCTGGCGTTGCGGATCGGGAGACGATCCACTTCGTTGATGACGCGCTCGGCGATCCCATTGCCCCCGAGCTCGGTGTACGGCTTGACAAGGTACGTCGTCCAGTCCTCGTACTCGTCCCAGCTGATCCAGCCGCGATGAATATAGCCCCGTCCGACGTGGATGATGCGATCGTGGGCGAGTCCCCGTATCACATGGTCGACGGCCTGGCGGTTGTCCGCCCGCCTCGACATGAACGACCAGAATCCGGACGACGCGAGGGCCGACCCGAATATGGTCAGGAACAGCTCCAGCGCGTGCATCTCACCCCATCACCGCCGCGATGGGATAGCATGCGGCCCTGGTGGTGACGGGGACGGCCGTGACGGCACCGGTGATGCCGATGACCGCCGCCTGGTTCTTGCTGTACACGTAGTTGAGCCAGTGGCTGACAGTGGTGTTGCGCCAGTCCGGCTTGGCGAGGAACAGCGGCAGGATCATCGTGTCGTTGAAGTAGTTGATCGTGTAGCTGCCGTCCCTGACCATGGCGCCGACGCCGGCGGTCGTGATCATGCCCGGCTGCATCAGCGAGACCTTGACGTTGAGGCCCGTGACCTCGCTGGGAAGGGTCTTGTTGTCGAACTGGGTCGCGTAGTTGTGCGCCCGCGTCATGATCTTGTCCGAGCCGAACACGTTGGCGAACCTGTTCAGCGCGACGATGTTCAGCGTGTTCGAAACCATATACGTCGAGGGCACGCTGGTCATGTCGCCCGTGTGGAACTGCACCGAGTCGAACAGCTCCCGCGCCATCACCACGATGTGGTTGTTCTCCACGCCCGGCTGGCCGAGCCAGTAGTTGAATCCGGCGATGATGTAGCGGACGTTGTTCCGAAGCCAGTAGTCGCCGAGCCAGAGATCGGTGAACCTCCCGCTCTTGATGGCCTGCTGCTGCGCGTTCGTCATGTGATCGCCCAGGAGATTGCCCCTGAAGATCTGGTTGTGGATCGCCGGCCGCTGCGCGAACGACTCGAATCCCAGCTGGTTGGTCGGCACCAAGGCGGTGTCGAGGTCTCGAGTCAGGCAGGGGAACGACACCGCCTCGTCGGAGGAGACCGTCCGCATCTTAGTGACGTCCCAGTTCCTCTTGACCTGGGCGACGTCCTTCTCGATGGCGGCCAGCTTGACGTTGGCGTCGGGCGGGTCGAGAGCCGCCTCCTTGACCGTGTTGAACCAGCTCTCCCACGAGGCCCGCGCGTCCGAGAGGATCTTGCCGACGTCGATGCTGGCGTCCGGGGCGACCACCCAGGGGCACTGGGAGCCGCCGCGGTTGTCCGTGATCATCGTGGCGTCGACGGTCGTGGCGTTGGCGTTGACCCTGATGGTCGCGACGACGTACTGGTGCAGCATGTCGGTCTGGATGCCATCAGGGACGGACGGCGCCGCCGACGGGGTGCCGGTGAGGACCCTCAGGCGGACGGATCTGACCTCCTGGGACTCGTTCACCTCGATGCAGACCGCGTCGATCCTGGCGTAGGTGTTGTGGGCCGCCGCCAGGGCGAGGTAGATGGTCTCGTCGCACTCGAACCAGCGGTGGTTGAACCAGCACCGCCCGGGCGCGATCTTGACCGCCAGGCCGTTGTACGGCGAGACCTTGAAGGCCTCGAGGTAGTTCGCGAATATCCCGTCGGCGATGATGCCGTCGAACATCCTGCCCATGTCGAGGGCGGAATATCGTCGGTCGCCGTTGTCGGAATCGAAGAACCCGTATCTTTGAGTCAAAGCGTCTCCTTACATCTTGATCCCGGGCGTCTTCTTGACCCCGTTCTGGTCGAAGGTCCAGGTGAACTCCGAGATCATGGCCTCGAACTCGGTCTGAAGCCCGAACCACGCGGATCGGATCTTGCCGGAGCCGAGGTAGGGCGTCCATCGGAACAGAGTCCCGAGCTGATAGTCCCGTCCGTAGACCAGATCGTTCGAGAAGGTCGCGGGCGTGGTCGCGACGGTCTGGATCCGGGACTGGGACTGGATGATCTTCTTGGCCTGGCCGTCGTCGTTCGGGGTCCCCATCTGGGTCCACGCGTTCTCCAGATATGAGAGCGTGGCCATGGCCTCCTTGTACTGCATGCCGTCCAGGTTGTACTTCAGGTACTTCTCGACCCTGTTCCACGACGTGACGTTGTCCGCGTTGTACGTGGGGGACCTGTAGATGCGCGTACCGACGACGTTGAACTCGTCGTAGACGGGAGACCCGGGGGACTTGCGCTCCTCGATCTTGGGAATCTCGACGAGGGCCGCGTTGGCGTACTCGGTCGTGCTGATCCCGAACTCCAGGGACTCGATGTAGTCCGTGAAGTCGGGGAGCGGGTCCGAGACCTCGGTCGGGATGATCCGCATCTGCCAGGCGCGGCGCTGCTGGCCGATCACTATGAAGTCGAAGCCGTGGCGGTAGCGGAACGGCGTGTTCCGGTTGCACGAAGCCAGGACGGCGTCCAGGACCGTGTCCCCGACGTTGAAGTCGAGCTTGAACACCGACAGCCACGGCTCCTTGACGCGAGGGTCCTGCCAGATACTGAGATAAGGGTTGGGATACCGGTCGATCATCTCGTACTTGAGCAGATCCATAAGGGTCTTGTGCAGAGCCGGATTCGGATTCGTCTCGTAGTACGGCCAGGCCATGGGGCCGAGGCTGATCCTCCTGAACGAGAGCATGTTCTCGATGCCCTTGTAGTTCAGGATGACGCGCGGCTCCTCGCCCTTGACCACGATCCTGCTGGACACGAGGTTCATCACGTGGTTGGACTCGGAGAAGTGGAGGTAGTGCCCGTTGGGGTAGTTCCGAGCGTCGAGCGCCAGCGGGTAGTACCCGATCGGGAGCTCGAGAGTGGCCTCGCCCACGTCCCCGAAGCGCTCCGTCCAGACGGCGGAGTAGAAGTCGTCCACGATCACCATGTCGTTCGAGTGATCGCCGAACTGGTTCCACCTGTAGGCGGACTCGATGGTGAATATCACTTCAGACCCCCAGGTACTTCTTGGTGTACTTCACGGTCGCGATGTAGCGGCCGCGGGACGCCGTGAATATGGCGAGCGAGTTCTCCCCCGGGTAAAGGATCGGCCAGTTTCCCTGCTCCCAGGTGGTCCAGGCGAGGTCGACCGTGCTGTCCTTGTTGGGGGAGGTGTACTTGACGGAGCGGGAGCCGATCTCCGACACGACTGTGAGCGTGCCGTTGACCTTCATGACGCTGCCGACGTTCTGGGCCTCGAGATACGTGTTCCGATCGCCCTGGATGACGACGGAGTTGCCCGGGAGGTCCAGGAACTTGATGTCGATGGACATGCCGACGGGCACGGTTCCGTCGTAGGTGATGTAGTACTGCCACTTCGGCAGCGTCCGGCTGAACTCGATCTCCGGCGCGTAGGTCGGGTTCGAGAACGGGAACTCGAACAGAGGGCCGACGTCGGTGAGCACCTCGGTCGTCGTGATGAGCGACCCCGTCTCGGTGAAGAACGGGTCCGGACAGCGGATACCGACGGTGTACGTGGAGTACTTGTTGAAGATGTCCGGCTCGAAGGACTCGACGTAGCCGCTGGTCTCCAGCTCGCCGTGGTCCATGACGAATGTGAGAGTGACTCGCTCCTGGACGGGCAGGAGGCGGTAGAGCCACCGCCGGACCCGCTCGAGGTCGATCCCGACGGGCTTGAGTGTGAGCGTGATGTCCCTGGTCCCGGCGCGCGAGCCGTTGTAGTAACCGCCGGACCGGGCCCCGTAATTCGTGACGAAGATGTCGCTCTTCACGGGGCCCAGTCCGTCGATCTTGAGCACCGCCACGCCGGTGCCCCATGGATCCGAGAGACTCAGGATGGCGTTAGTGCCGTTGTCCGCCGTCACTGAAACGGCTCGGATCATGTCTCCTCCTACATGTACTCGAGACGGGCGACGAGGTTCCTCGTCTGCCTCGCGATGTCCGCCTCGGACAGTGCCTCGGGCGAGTTGTTGGTCTGGTTGAACGTGATGTTCGGACGCATGTTCTCGTCCGGGGACTGGTTCTGCTGGGCGGACTTGGCGAGCTCGGCGCTGGCGGCGATGCCGTGGACCGTCGCCGGAATATCAACCGCCTGGATGGCGGCGAGCCCCTTGTGCAGGTCGGTCGTGTCGAGGACCGGCCTGACAGTGGGGTTGAAGGCGCCGAACTCGGTGTTGACGCCGTCCTTGAGGGCGTTGTTGAACGCCTGGACGGTGTCCTCGGCCAGAGTGGTGGTGGCGGTGAGCGCCTCCTTGCCGTTCCGGTCGATGCCGAGCGCCAGACCCTGCACCATGTACTTGCCGATGCCCGCCATGACGCGGGACGGCGACTTGATGCCCAGGGCGTCCTTCGCGCCGTCGACGAGCCCGCTGACCCAGCCCGTGACCTTGTTCACGAGCCAGTCCTTGAGTTCGACGATGCCGTTCCAGATGCCCTTGACGATGTTCTTGCCGATGACGATCCAGTCGCTCGCGACGCCCTTGAAGAAGTTGATGATCGCGACGACGATCTTCTTCAGGGCCGCTCGCAGGCGGGGGCCGTTCTGGTCGATCGCGTCCGCCAACCCCTCAATGAACGAGATGATCAGGTTGAACGCGGCCGCGATGATGTCGCCGATCTTCGAGGCGATGCCGTTGATGAAGTTGACGATCAGCTCGGCCGCGACGACCGCGAACTGGTAGGCGTTGTCCCTGAGCTGCTGGAGCAGCGTCATGATCAGGAACAGGAACGTCTCGATGAGCGTCGGTCCTGTGTCGCGCAGAACCTGAGCCATGCCGAGGAGCAGCGAGATGATCGCGTTCGCGACGACCGGCGTGCTCTCGATGATCGCCGTGGCTATAGCCCAGATGATGGCCACGATCGCGTCCTTGATCGCCGGGGCGTTCTGCCCCAGCGTAACGATGATCGCGACCAGACCCTCGGCGATGGCCTTGGCGAGGACCGGGATGGTGCCGGACAGCAGGTTGATGCCCGCCGCGAGGACGGCGAACGCCGGCGCTCCGACCGCCGCGACGACCGTGAGGAGGGCCGTCAGAGCGGTCAGGACGACTGCGAACGACACCACGACCAGACCCAGACCCGCCAGGGCGACCGCCAGGACCATGAGGCCCTCGGCGCCGGCCATCGCGAGCTTGCCCGCCGTGATGACGATGAACAGGCCCGCCGCCATGGCGCCCAGGGCGATGGCGATCTGCTTGACGTCCATGCCGCCGATGGTCTGCATGCTCTTGGCGAGGATCATGATGCCCGCGGCGGCCATGATCAGCGCGGCGCCGCCCGTGGCGTCGTCGTCCACCGACTCCATCGCCGCCGACAGCCCGCCGAGGACCATCTGGATGGCGAGGACGGAGGCGGCGAGATTGAGCCACGGGATCTCGGCCAGCATCTGAACGGACTTGCCGATGGCGAGGAGCACGGCGGCCGTGGCCAGCATCGCTCCGGCGCCGACGGGGTTGGCGGTAACCGGAATCCGCTGAACGGACGCCATGAACTTCATCAGGAGCCCCGAGACGATCGTTCCCTTTGCCAGGGTCGGAATATCCATGCTACCGAGCTTCTCCACGGCCTTGGCGGCGATGTAGAGGGCCAGAGCAGTGGCGACGATCGCGCCGGACTTGACGGACGTGCCCCCCTCGCTGACGGCCGACGTCTTGTGGTAGCTGGCCATGAACTCGAGCAGGTACTTCGAGACGATGGTGCCCTTGATGAGGGTCCCGACATCCATGCTGCCGAGCTTGGCTACCGCCGATGCGGCGAGGTAGAGGCCCAATGCCACGCCGATGATGGCCGTCGACTTGAACGAGGACAGGTCCAGTTCGTCCATGGACTCCATCATGCCGCGCATCTGCGTGGTCAGGAACGACAGAGCCAGACCCGCCTTGAGGAGGTCACCCGTGTCGATCTTGGCCAGCTTGTTGACGGCGATGGCCATGATGGCGAGACCGCCGGCCACCAGAAGGAGCGCTGCGCCGACGACCGCCGTCTTCCCGCCGGTGGCCTCGAGCTTGTCGATGGCCTTCATGACGGACACGAGGGCGGTGATGATGGCGGCGATCGCCATGATGCCGTTGGACAGGTCGTCCGTCGCGACGTTGGACAGGATCCAGAGCGCCGCGGCGAGGACCGCGATGGCCGCGGCGATCGTCAGGAACGACCTCGCCTTGATGTTCTGGGCGGCCGCATCGGCGACGCCGGCGAACGACTGGAGCAGCTCGGTGAAACCCGAGATCGGCTCGGTGGCGGCCTTCATCGCCTGGGCGATCTTGTAGATGCCCGCCGTGAGTCCGCCCGCGAGAAGCAGGTTCAGGAGCTTGACCAGCCCCAGCTCGCCCTCGTCGATGGTGAAGGCGTTCTTGAGCGCCGTGCCGACGTGGCCGAAGACGTTCTTGACGACCGTCCAGACCTTCTCGAGGATCTCCTTGATCGGGCCGAAGTTCCGAACGGCGAAGTCCTTGACCGAGGCCCAGAACTCCTCCCATTTTGACTTGGCCGCGGTGGTCGCCGTGGAGGCGGGGGCGGGGACGGATGCGGGCGGGGGCGCGGCGGGCGGCCGGGGGGTCCGCGTGTCGACCGGCGGAACGGTGATGTTGCCGGCCTTGTCCTTGAGCTTGGTGACGAGCGAATCGATGCCGGCCCGAACGCGATCGAGGCCCGCCGTGATGCTGCTCCCGAACGCGGCCTTGACGCCCTCGGCGAACTCCTTCGCCTTGAGGTAGGCGTTGTGGAGCGACTCGGCGACACCACGCATCTTCTCGCCGAACGGGGTGAGCCCGGACAGCAGATCGGCGCGGTTGCCGAACACCTCGGCGAAGACGTGCCCCGCCTCGGTGACCTTCGCCTTGAGCGCGTCGAACTTGGCGCCGAGATTCGCCTTGACCTGCTCGCCGAGAGCCCTGAGCGACTCCCCCGCCTCGTGAAGACGCGGCGAGAGCCACTCCTTGGCCGACTGTCCGACGTTGTGGAGCGCGGTCTTGAGCGCCTCGAACTTCTCGGTGAGCCTGGCGCCGACCGCAGCCTTGAACCTGCCGACGGCGTCCGACGCGCCCTCGAACCCGGCTGTGAAATGGGTACTGATCCAGTCGCTGACGACCTTCAGCTTCGGGTTGAGCCAGTCGATCAGCTTGCCGACCGGGTCGAGAGCCGTGAGCCACTTGTTCAGGGCGGTGGGCCCCTTGGCGATGGCCGCGGTGAACGACAGGATCCCGTTCGTGCCGGCTCCGGTGAAGATGCCGACGAGCGTGAGGATCTTGTCGCCGAGCCACGATGCCAGCTTGAACAGCTGGGTGAACGGGATGGTGGCGATGTGGACGATGCTCCACAGGCCGGCGAAGGTCTGACGTAGCTTCTCCGTGGCCTCTTCGCTCAGAACGAACGCACCGGTCACCTTCTCGAGGAGGTGGGCGAACGTTGCGAGCGCCTTGGCGGGGGATCCCGCGAAGGCCTCCTTGAAGCCGCCCACGAAGGCGCGGACCGGCTTGGCGATGATGTTGAACAGGTTCCCGATCGTGTTGAGGATCGAGGTCCTGCCACCGAGCGCCACGAACTCGGCGGTGACGGCCGACATGCTGGCGAAGAAGCCGTCGATCGGCGCCTTGATGGTGTTGCCGACCGCGGTCCACAGGGCCTTCGACTCGTTCAGGTCGCCGATCATGGTGCGCCAGAACTGCGCCCAGCCGGAGCCGAGCGATTCCTGGACGCCGCCGACGACCTGGGAGAAGGTCTTGTACTCGGTCGCAGCCGACTTGGCCATCGCCGCGTACTGCTGAATATCGGCGATCTGCTCGTCGGTGTAACCCATCGAGCGGAGCTGCTCGTCCGAGAGATCACCGGTGAGCTGGGTCAGCGTCTCGATCATGATCTCGGACGTGAGCCAGTTCTCGCGCAGTGACTCGCGGAACGAGCCGTTCTTCTCGATCAGGGCGTCGACGTTCGTGCCGTAGGTCGCAGCAGTTCGCTTCAAAGCCTCCTGGAACGCCTCGCCGCCCATGGAGGCGTGCTCGATCGACATCCAGTCCTGGAGTCGAACGGTGCCCGTGGCGAGCGCCTGCGACAGCTGCTGCATAGCGGTGGCCGCCTGAGTGGAATCCGCGCCCATGACTGCCGCGAGGTTCGACATGCCCTTGATGGCGGCGACCGAGTCCTTCAGACCAACACCGGCGGCGGTGAACCGTCCGATGTTGGTCGTCATCTCGGTGAAGTTGTAGACGGTGTCGTCGGCGTACTTGTTCAGCTCGTCGAGGGCGGCGGTGATCGTGTTGAGGTCCTCGCCCTTGGACGCCGTGTTCGCCAGAATGGTCTGGGTGGCGTTGAGCTGGAGCTCGTACTCCTTGAAGCCGTCGATGATCGGGTCGAGGGTGAACGACTTCACCATCGAGGCGGCCTGGGAGATGACGTTGCTCGCCAGGTTGCCGATCGCCACCGAGGCGGCGTTGGCCATGATGCTGAACCGCGACCCGACGTTCTCGGCGGCGACGCCGAGGGACTCGAGGTCGATGTTCTTGACGGCGGAACTGATCTGGTTCAGGCCGCTCGCCGAGATGTTCTTGTTCAGACCGTCGTCCAGCTGGCGCAGACCGTCCAGAGACGACTTGATACCGCTCAGGAACTGGTCCGCCTTGAACTTGAGCGAGACGATCCGCTCGTCGATCTTAGCCATTCTTCACCGTCCTCCAGACGCCCTCGGCGATCTCGTCCATTAGCGGCTTGATCGCCGGGTTGATGTAGTCACGTCCCTGAACCCACCCCCCTGTTCCGGTGACGTGGCCGTACTGGAGGATGATCGCGATGGGGACACCGCGTACGACGTTAGTGTTCTCCCAGGAGAGGATCCACGTGTCGCCCTTCCTGGTGACGGAGTAGGACCAGGACGACGCCGTCTTCCCGGTCTCGACGGGGGTGCTCGAGGCGAGCGCCTTCACTCCTTTGGCCCCGTACCGGGCCAGCTGCTGCTCGATCGACATCCGACCGAGTCGCTGGAGCCAGGTCGTGGTGCTGGAGTAGCTGCCGCTCGCCTCGAGCGTTATGCCTCCCATTTTGAGGTCAGGCGGCCTTGGCCAAGCCGCCGGATCCGTGCCACGACTGGTTCAGGGCCTTCTGAACCTTCGTGACCGTGTCGACGCCGAGGATGCCGTCCAGCTCGAGGGTGGAGTCGTCGCCCGGGACGTCCGAGTTGTTCCACCAGTGCTGGAAGCACTTCCAGGTCTTCCAGCCGTCAACCCCGTCGACCACGAGCTTGTACTCGCCCGTGAGCTTCCGGATCTCGTAGGCGTCGAGCGCCCAGTTGAGGAAGGTCTGGAACCTCTTGCACGCCTCGGTCCAGGTCGCGGCGTCGGTGAGGCCCATGACGCGGCGGAAGCGACCG